AATTTGATGCTGATATATATGTAGATATAGTAAGTCTATATGCTTTTTCTGATATACCTAATTGCTTTCAAAGATACATTACTTACAGAGCTGCTGTAAGAGCCGCTACACAACTTGTATCTAACCCTCAATTAGTACAATTATTACAACAAGACGAGGCTAAATCTAGAGCTTCTTGTATTGAATACGATTGTGACAAAGGAGACCATTCATTCTTTGGTATTCCTCATGGATCAGGTTATAGACCTTATACACCTTTCTCTGTACTTAGTAGATAATGGCAAGTATTACACAAACAATACCTTCTTATACAGGTGGTTTATCTGAGCAACCTGACCAATTAAAAGTTCCTGGTCAAGTTACTAAAGCTCAAAATGTCCTACCTGATGTAACTGAAGGTTTAATGAAAAGACCTGGAAGCCAGTTAATAAATTCTTTAATGGATAATGGAACTGCAGCTTTAAATTCAAATCATATTGGTAAATGGTTTCATTACTATAGAGACGAGAATGAACAGTACATAGGTCAAATAGCACAAGGCGGTGATATAAATATGTGGAGGTGTAGTGATGGAGCTGCACAAACTATTTATGTAGCAGCTAAACCTTGGACTGCTAATACTCCATATACTGTTGGACAAAAAGTAAAAAACAATAGTAATGTTTATAAATGCTCTACTGCTGGTGGATCTGAAGTATCAGGTGGTCCTACTGGATCAGGAACTGCTATAGCAGATAACACTGTTAGATGGGATTTTGTAGCAGCTTTAAGTGGGTTAGAAACTAGTATAACTAATTATTTAATACATACTTCTGATGAAGATTTACAAACTTTAACTCTTAACGATTATACATATATTACCAACAGAACAAAAACTGTTGCAATGACTAATACAGTAGAAGTTGAACGTCCTCCAGAGGCATTTGTTCAATTAAAAAGAGTAGCTTATGCTAATCAATATGCTGTAAATTTATTTGATGATACTAGTCTTACAGAAGTTACAACAGCGACAAACCTTCAGTTTGAACTATTACAATCTAGTAATAATTACTGTGATGCCAATGGTGCGATGGTAGTTAGGAATCAAAGAGATAGTACAACACATAGATGCAATGCCTCTGCTGGAGATGGTAATGATGCTTTTGCACCAAACGTTGCTACACGTATATTTTCTATGTCTGATGGTGCTTCTATAAAAGACTATGATTCTATATCAGGTGATCATACATACACTCTAGATGTTAAAAATAGTTCGAATGCTTCTGTTAACCGTGGTTCTAACTTATACTTTAGATTAACTACAACAGGTCAATCCGTACCTTATACAACTGGTACAGGTACTGATCAGTCAACTACATACCAAGCTAGATATACTGTCACACATGACGTGTTATATGGTGGTGAAGGATGGGAAGTAGGTGATTATTTTCACTTTTGGATGAAAGATGCATATTATAAATGCACTGTTAAAAAAATAAGTACTTCTCAAATACAAGCTAATTTAGGATTAATACGTCCAACACCTACTTCATTTGATGCTAAAACAGTTGTTACAGCTGAAAGTATTTTAGGAGCTATACGTACCGATATTATAGCTGCTAGTAGTACATGGGATTCATGGACTGAAAGTGTTTTAGATGGTATTGCTGGTTATGGAGTAAAACAAATAGGAAATGGACTTTATATAAGACGTGATACTAATAGTACATTTAATATATCTACACCTAGTACCGAATTATTGAATGTATTAACTGATTCTATAGCAGATATAGCTGACTTACCTGATCAATGTAGACATGGTTATGTAGTTAAAGTAGCTAATAGTGATTCAGATGAAGATGATTATTATGTAAAATTTGTTGGAACAAATGGTAGAGATGGTGATGGAGTCTGGGAAGAATGTGCTAAACCTGGAACACAAATTGAATATGATAAAACTACATTACCTGTACAACTTGTTAGGCAAGCCGATGGTTCATTCGTATTAGACCATATAGATTGGGATAACTGTCCTGCAGGTGATTCAACTGTTGATGGTACAAACCCTAGAGCTAGTTTTGTAGGTTATACAATTAATAAAGTATTATTTTTTAGAAACAGATTTGTCATGCTAAGTGATGAAAATGTTATCATGTCTAGACCTGGAGATTTTACTAATTTTTGGGGGGTTTCAGCTATTGCAGCTTCAACTAGAGATCATATTGATATATCTTGTAGTTCTGAATTTCCAGCGATTGTTTATGATGGGATACAAGTTAATGCAGGTTTAGTTCTATTTACTAAGAATCAACAATTTATGTTGACAACCGATAGTGATGTACTAAGTCCATTAACAGCTAAGATAAACTTTATATCTTCTTATAATTTCAACTATAAAACTAACCCATTCTCACTAGGTACAACATTAGGTTTCCTTGATAACGCAGGTAAACACACACGTTTCATGGAGATGGCTAGAGTATTACGAGAAGGGGAGCCTGATGTAATAGAGCAAAGTAAAATCATAGGTAAATCTCTAGATAAAAATTTAGATCTTGTGTCTAATTCAAGAGAGAATGGTCTAGCATTTTTCAGTGAAAAAAATAAAACAACTTTATATGGTTTTAGATATTTCAATTCTTCTGATAAACGTATCCAACAGGCTTGGTTTACTTGGGAATTTAAAAATAAGATAGTACATCATGCCGTATTAGATGATGACTTGTATTTAGTTACTGCTAACTCAAGGACTCTTACTAATGAAAAAGTAACTAGAAATGGTAATAATCTAACCTT